GTAAAATTTATGGCTAAAGCAACTAAACCAACTAAGCAACAGATCGCGCAAGCCAAGGCTCGTGCTGGTGGTAATAACCCGATTAAGGTAACTGATGCTGGACTTAAGAAACTTGGGTCTGCTGCAGTTATAGCAGCCTCATTTACTCCAGTAGGCCGCGCTGCTAAAACAGCAGGAACTGTTGCTAAGGCCGTTGCATCTTCACCAAAGATTGTTAGAAAAATTCAAGGCAAGCAAATGTTAAAGCAAACCAAGAAAAATGTAAATGCTATTGCTGATATTCAACAAAAAGTTAAAGCAGAAAAGATTGCCCAGAACAGCGTTAAAACTAAGCCAGCAATGACGGCAAAAGACCGTGCAGCAAAAAACTCTACTGCTAAAGCAAAAGCAGATACTGCAAAATCAGGCGCTGCGGCACGTTATGAAGCGGGCCAAGTAGAAAAGAAGCGTCAACTGCCATCTAAGGTAGTTAAAATCAATAGCAAAAATAAGTAAGGACAACCCTAGTGCTAACACCAAAAGAAGTAAACGCTAAGTTAGGTCGACTGCAGACCAAATACGCTGCACGCGATCAACGTATGCGTGATGTGCTTTCGGTGCGTCAAGGAGATCTATCTAAGGTCTATCCTTCGATGTTCTCCGAAGATTATCCAAAGCCACTCGTGGCTAACTTCATTGACGTTGCAGCACGAGATCTAGCAGAAGCAATGGCACCACTGCCATCATTTAACTGCGAAGCTACAAATATGGTTTCAGACTCTGCACGTAAAGCTGCAGATACTCGTACACGTATTGCAAACTTCTACGTCTCAGTTGCTGAAATGCAGCTACAGATGTACCAAGGTGCAGACTGGTACAACACCTACGGAATGATGGTAGGTATGGTGGAGATGGATTACGACTCCAACAACCCACGTATGCGCCTACTTAATCCTTGGGGTTGCTACCCAGAGGTAGACCGCTTTGGTCGCGTAGTTTCTATGACTCAGGTTCTTAACACTGATGCTGAGACATTAGTCTCTAAGTATCCAGAGTTTGCAGATCAGATTCTCAAGAAGAACAACTACCAAATGGGTAGCCCATCTATTACGATGGTGCGATACCACGATGCTGAGCAAGACCTTATCTTCTTGCCAGAGCGTCAGAACTTAACTTTAGTACGTACACCAAACCCAATCGGTAAGTGTCTGGTACGTGTAGCACAGCGACCTTCTCTTGACGGCGAAGCACGTGGTCAGTATGACGATGTCTTGGCAGTCCAACTCGCTCGTGCTCGTTTTGCAATCCTTCAGATTCAGGCAGCAGAAAAATCTATCCAAGCACCTATTGCTATCCCACAGGATGTGCAAGAACTTGCACTTGGTCCAGATTCAATTATGCGTTCTTCTCAGCCACAGAACATCCGTCGTGTAGGTTTAGACCTACCACCAGGAGTCTTTACAGAGTCAGGAGTGCTAGAACGTGAACTACGGCTTGGCGCTCGTTACCCTGAAACCAGATCCGGAAATACCAGTGCAAGTGTTATTACTGGTCGTGGCGTACAGGAACTGCAAGCTGGTTTTGATACTCAAATCAAATCTGCTCAAGCCCAATTCGCTAGAATGTTCAGTGATCTTATTGGGCTCTGCTTTGAAGTAGACGAGAAGTTATTTAGCAACGTACAAAAGACAATCAAGGGTTCAGAAGATGGAACACCTTATGTCTTGAAGTACACACCATCTCGTGACATTAAGGGCGAGTACGGTGTAGATGTTCGCTACGGCATTATGTCTGGTATGGACCCATCACGTGCAATCATTGCATTGCTCCAGATGCGTTCTGACAAGTTGGTATCTCGTGACTATGTACGTCGTGAGATTCCAATGGACTTGAATGTAACGCAGGAGGAACAACGTGTTGACATTGAAGAAATGCGTGATGCTCTTCGTGTCTCAGTGGCACAGTACGCACAAGCTATCCCGGCGCTTGCAGCGCAAGGACAAGACCCATCGCTCATTGTGGCTCGCATTGCAGAAGTTATTAAGGGCCGTCAAAAGGGATTGTCGCTAGAGTCAATCGTAGAAAAAGCATTTGCACCAGAACCACCACCACCTGCGCCAGAGATGGCTATGGCAGGTGGACCCGAACTTCCAGCAGCAGGTGCGGCCCCCGCTCCTGCCTCGCAGCAACCTCCACAAGAACAAGCTGGTCAGGCCCCTGCTGCTGGTCAAAAACCCGATATAGCGACACTACTAGCCGGTATCACCGGCGCAGCGTAACCGAAGGAGGTGCACATATGAACAAGGGATCACACGCTCCAGCTCCAGTACAACCAATCAAGGTAGATACAAAGGCAGGATCAGTAAAAGGCGGCAAAGTTGACTTCGGTTATGCCGGACCAGCTCGCAAAGGCAAGAAGGCTTAATTAGTTTAATAGAAAGGTGTACTGGGTGAGCAACGATAACAATGACATTCCTCGCCCAGTGCGCCCTTCTGATTTCTTAGTAATACTTACAGGTTTCGTTCACAACCTAGCCCAAACATTTGAGGCAATGACCAGTGAACTAATGGAACTATCCATTTATCATTCTAACCAAAAGACGAAGACTATTCGTGCTTGGGAAGATATGACCGCAGATTTAGAAAAGTTAGGAGAAGAAACAGATGGCTGATACACCAATGAATCCATTGGCCGGCGTTTCAGGTCCTAGTAAGTACTCTGTTCGCACTGATAGCTTACGTATGGGTTCTACTTCATACGGAGAAGGTATTGAAACTGACGCAATTAAGTCAGCTGTTGACCTAGCATCTACTCCGGATGTACGCCCAACGCCAGCCGCTGAAGTACGCGACGCTGCCACGGCTGCTCCACTAACAGAATTATTTGCTCCGACCTCTCAACCTAATACACCAGTAACTGATGGTATTGATCCAGGTGCAGGTAGAGGTTCTAACGCTTTAATGATGAAGAAGAATACAGTTAAACTCTCAGATTCTCTAGTACAACTATTGCCTTTTGATACCACTGGTGAAATTGCAGTGTTGTATCAAGAAGCGCTAGCGCAAGGTAATTGATGAGCGACAATGTTAAAGCAGCAGCGCTAGCCGCAAACCTACAAGGTGAATCAAAGAAGCAAGTTGACGATCTAGTCAAGGCTCTCTTTGTCCATAAAGAATTATCTAACCTGCCAGCTGACGCTGCTAAAGCAAAGTACTCTAAGTTGCCAGCAAGCCAGCAACAAGATTTAGTAAAGAAGTTTGGTACAGAAGACCCATTAACTAAGCCATCTCAAGGTTGGCTAAGTACTGCCTTTAAGTACAACCCAATTACTCTTGCCTTCAAAGGCGCTATAGAACTATCAGATCTTGCTACACGTACCTATCGTGCTGTTGCTATCCCATTATCACAAGGCGAAGTTGGCTTTGCTTGGGATCAAGCTAACGACAAAGGTGACAAGGTATACAACGAAGGCCGTATTGACAAGGCAAAATCAAAATATGGTCAAGATGCAGTAGATATTGCTATGCGTATTAAGTCAGGCGAAGATGTAGGCAAGCTACTTGCTACCGCAACTCCTGCACAGCAGAAGTATATTATGCTGGCTGATCCTAATAACAAGGTCATACCAGGCGTTACTGATATTGAAGAAGAACGTGGACTTTTTAATGACGTTCTATCTGAGGTAGATCGTGCCAAGTTCTCACCAGGACGTCAGTTAGCAAATGCTATTCTTCCTGAAGAACTTGAAAAGAATGGCTTTCTATACGGCTTAGTATCAGGAACTACTGATACCGCTTTCCGTTTGTTCGCTGATCCACTTGTTGTGGCATCAAAATTAAAGTCTTTATACACAGTCAGTAAGTACTCTTTAGATGTTATGACTAAAGGCGAGAAGGTAAATGACTATTTTGCCAAGCCAACTACTACTGCTTTCTGGGATCAATACGGAACAGCGCTTAATAGATACACCACTTTGCAAAAGTCCGGTGGCAAGGGTAAAGATCTAGTTGCTGCTAGAGATCAACTTAAACTATTAGCTCCTGAGTTTGGTCCAGAGGTAATCAAGGTTCTTCAGAAGTCAGATGTGGTAGATGCTCTTACAGCAAAAGCCTTCCTGCTTAATACAGAAGAATCAATTAATATGCTCAAAGGAGCAGTTGGTCGCAAGCGAGTAATCCTTCCGCGCTTAGATGCTACACGCCAAGCACGAGTAAAAATTATTACTACTTCTAATAAGTATATTAACCTTGACCGTTTTGCTCCACGTATCATTGATGACTTGTACGGCGCTCTATCTGACACAGATGGAATCCGTAAGGCAGTATCTGAAGACGGAACCATTATCGGCGCTAAGGTTAAAGACCTTACAAACCAAAAAGGTTTTGCACGCCTACCTTCCTTGGCTATTGGTGCTCGCTTAGATAAATTCAAAGCTAAGTTTGCCATTGCTCCTATGTTCAAAGATGACGTTTTCAACGTTATGGCAAAGGATGCTTCTACTCAAGTTTACCGTTTGGCTCGTTTAGTCTTGCCTAAGCAAGATTCAAGAATGATTGCTGAAACATTTGAAGCAACAGTCAATATGGGCGAACGCAAAGAGATGGTTAAAGGTCTTTGGGGAACTATCGCAGAAGCACGCGGTCTAAACCTTACTGAAGCCGGTCAAAAGATTGTTAACCAAACTATTACTAAAGGTGACTCTAAGTTCTCTGTAGGAAACTTTGCAGATGACTTTCAGGACATTGGTGCTCTCCCATCTGACTTTAATCCTTTTATGACCACCCCTAGTCTTGTTGACATTGATCGTGCTGCCGCACGTTCTGGTCTAATAAGCCGAATATGGGGTCAGTCAAATAAAGAGTGGGTAGATAAGATGACCGGATACTGGTCATTCTTAACACTTGCTGGTCCTCGTTACGCTGTTCGTAACGCATCTGAAGATCTAATGGTTCACCTAGCTATCGGTGGCAGCCCTTGGGGTCTTGCTAAGAACCGTTATCTTTCAACTCGTGTAAACACTGCGCTAGAAGGCGCAAGAGCATCTAAGAACTGGTCTGAAAATCCACTAGGCGGTATGCTTCGTATCCTAAACAAGAACGAAGCTGCTAAGTTTGAGACTCAGATTGCTGGAGTTGACGATGCTATTGTTAATGGACGTGAAGAAATCAAAGCAATTCGTG